ATGTTTCTACTCCGGCTTCTTCGGGCTCTTCAAAATAAGTGTTTCGGACTGCCTCAAGATAGGCTTGGATATAAGGGCGCAGAGACTCGTCCATAATGTCGCCAACGATTTCACTAGGTTCTTTTTCCTCAGTGAACATGATGTTTAGACACTGTTCGGCTACAGAATGCGCGTCAGTTCCTTCGTTGGCGTAGGCGCCGGCATCAGCAAGTTCAGGTTTGTTCTGAACAGCTTCTTGCTCTTCCCAAGGAGAGGCGGGGCAGTGAATCCATCGGAAAGCGGCAGATGGCTGAAGGAAAGAGTGCCGGCGCTCTTCATTGTCGATGATGGGGACGATACTAGGCATGAGCGGCCTCCAGAGAAGACAGTTTCTGAGAGGCAAAATCGATAAATTTCAATTGAAGGTCGTAACTTAGAGCGATTGCACTATCACCATGCCCAAAAGATTTAATAAATTCTTTAACCTTTTCTTTTCCACCCAGTACACCTTTTAGCCTATTACACAAGGCAATTACTTTATTTCTGGCATCTTTGGTCATTTCTTCGGTCGGTTCTTTTTCCACCTGAGGCTCGGCCACGGGCTCAACTTTTTCTGAGGGAGTTGCTTTTTCTGAGGGAGTAGCTTTTTGCCTATAGGTCTTAACAGAGGCGGAGGGGACTTCAGCCGATTTCGCCTCGTTCAGCACGGGGGCGGAAGAGGGTTGCATTCGCATTTCTTCGGGGCTAAGGACCGCCTGAGAAATCGCATCCGCAAGTTTAGAAATCGCGGCCGTTTTTTCTTCTTCGGTTTTAATGAAGCGTCCAAAATGCTCATTAAATGTTTTAAGTTCAGTTTCAATGCTCATTTAAATAAACTCCTTTTATGAGTTCACGGGGTTAGTCAAGTGCTCAATAGGAACCGGAAAAACTTCCGGCTTTACTGATTCCTTTAATATTTGAACCATCGGGGAACCGGGACTAAGGAACTTCAGGCGTCTGGTTAAATCCACCCGGGCGGTAAATTTGATCTTTTCTTTACCGCTGTCTAATTGCTTAGCAGCAGTGCGAAGGGCCTCACGGATTGAGCCTGCCACTAGGACGCGATAGACCAGCGCGCGGGAAAAATCGTCAACCTGAGTAATTAAGGGACAACCGGAAAAGCTCGAATCAAAATAAATAAACGAGACAACCGGAGCCGGCTTGTTATCGATCGTTAAGCGAGCGATATACTTGGCTGAGGCTTGGATACCGTCTAAGACTTTCGGAGCCCTTACCGCTCTAATTTCAATCCTTCTAAAAATCATTTTTCGCTTGTCCTAAAAACGAAAAAGGACGCGCCCGGGGTTTTATCCGGATGCGTCCTTATTTCTGTTTGGGGATCGTCCCAAAGGTCTAAAAACTTTGTTAACTAAAAGCGCCGGGGTTTTAATCCGGCGCTTCAATCTTTAAAAACTTGTAAATGCTTCTAATCTATTAGCTTATCTTTGATCTTTTTAGGTAATTTATCTAGTCCCTTTGCCGCTCCGTAGATTAAAAGCAAGGCAATTCCACAAAAAATATATTCGTTTCCTAAATCAAAATACAAAAATAGGAAAAGCAGCGGAATAAGGATACCGAAGATTAAGACATAAGCAAAAATGGGCTTTATCATTTTTCACAATCCTCACTTTGGGTAAGGATCATTTTAGAAGCCATTCACAAGTTTTTAAAGAACGAAACGGGCTATTACTAACCTGCTTTTAGTTTTATAAATCCACTCAAGAGAATGAACTTATAGAACCCGGCCCGGATTTAAGGAGGCGGCCGGTGTCCTCCGGTGCTGCCTAGGCGTTAAAAGCAGCTATCACTTCACGGCGCCGGGCGGTTGGTTTTAGGCACCTGGATTCAATTGGAGCCGCTGTATTTTCGGTGTTAATACGCAGCCAAGTAATCAGGCGCCCAGTGCTGTAAACCTCGTAACGGTATTTACCGACAGTGAAATCATCTAACATTTAGGCAACCTCCTGGCTATCGTGGCGGGGCTTGACGGCTATAGGTTCACAATCACCATAGGCGCCTGAAATATCGCACCGTCTATATTCAGAGTTATCGACGGATTTTCTAATTACGTCGATAAATTCCCGCTCTTCTTCAAACTTCTGAAGGGCCTCCATGTCTCCTACTGTGAGGTTATCCGTATCGCCGTTTACCAGGTAAGGCAGATAAAAGGAAAGGCAGTAAAGGACATTCATATCAGCCGGGAGCCCAGTCTCAGGGTTATATAAGCGCGTCATGTAATCGGATATGGAGTAGTTCCCGGCGGCCTGATCCCAGTAATCACCTTCTAAAGTGTCATACCAGCTATCACCGTTCCCGGTGATGACGCTGCTAACCGCTTCTAGCACTTGAGACAATTGGACGTTATCCCACTTATCGAAGTCTCCCCAGTCAGTGAGGTTATTGGAATACAAGGGGATAAACCCGGAGCAGGGTTCAAGAGTCTTACGGACATATTCCCGGAAGTATCCGGGGTACTCGGTATCGAGCCAAGTTAGAAGCTTACGGATGTCATCACGCGGGATATCGCAATAAATTCGATCGGTCTCGAAGTTGTAAAACCGAGGGCGCCATAATTCGACGAAAGTGGCGGAAATATCGACGCCTGTATTTTTGAGAATCCAGTAAGGGAAGTGCTCGGCGATACCTTCCGCCGTATCCTCGAAAAGTTCAGAGTAATCAATATCGAAATCATCGCTTGTAAGATTCAGGCCCTCTTCCTCGTTGATTGTCTCGATTTCCCTGGTTACATCGTTATCCAGCTCAGCCGAAAGGATGGACTCATAGAAACCACCGAAGGGGAGGTATACACGTGCAACACTGGCAGCAGTCTTATTTAATTTCGTCATGATCCGACTCCTATTAGATATTGAGTTCGCCGGCAAAGTAGAGCTCATTGATGATTTCAAGGTCTTCAGTGTCAAGCTCACGCGTGGCGGTGCCTCCGGTGCTTCTTCCAGTTGCATGAAGAAAGGCGCCTGCGTTATCTAGCCAATAGAAGTAAAGAGTTGGGCCGCCAGCCTCAACTAATAGGAAGGCGCCGCAATTCTTCCTATCCTCGTCAAAGTATTTTTTGATATCGAGCGGGTCAATGAAGGGATTAACTAAATCAGTAATGAGCGCTACTGTTTCGTCGAAAGTGAAAAGATTTAAGGTGTCGTTCTTTTCAGCATGATCGATATCGCCAAGTGCGTAGTCAATGAGTTTAGAAACATCGGAATCAGATAAGAAGCGATACAAGTCTCTAACAAGATCCAGGCGCTCAATATTCAGGCAAGCCGGGGCAAACTGGTAAACAGCGAAACAGCGGGCGGCTTCTTCAAGGTTATTTAAAACATTGTAGGCAGCACGGATGTCAGACAAGAAAGAGTTAATTTCGTCGTCCGGAGTTTCCAGAGGCTTGCGGATTTCAACCGCGGCGGGAGCTGTCGGAAGAGTCAAACCGTCAATAATGTTTTTAAGGGCTGCGACTGCAAGAGGAGCCGGATAAGTGTTAGATGTGAAGTTTGTTGTCATGGTGTTTACTCCGTTTAATGATTGGAAAAAAAAGGTAGCGAATATCGATAACGAAACTATAAATAAGGTTGCGATAAATTGCAATAGCAACTAATTGAGAGTGTTAAAAATTGTAAATATTGACTAATATGCAACTATTAGAAGGATGCGTTACCGGCGGTTTTAAGAAAAGGAAAACTGAATTAAAAAGTCATCAGTCGAAAACGAAAGCAAACGGGAAAATTTTGCCGCGTGTAGTCCGGTGTGAACGGCAAAAATTTTCCCGTTAGAAGATTTTTTACTTGAGTAAAGGCGATGCCGCTGCCCCTAACGCTATCGTTTTGTTGTTTTTTAATATCTTTTTTGAAAACTTTCTTATTAGAGAAAATATAAGAATATATACATATAGGAGTT